CGGGGATGAAGGGACGTTTTGTTGCCTACGGGTTACCAACATATCTGGCACATGATTTGAGTGTGCTGGTTAGAAGATATGTTGATAACTCAGGTCCTGCCTGGACTGTTTCTCGTCTTAAATCGCTTAAATTGGATCTGATTCGAGAACGTGCAGGTTTACCTCCAGTCACCTGGGTTCGAAAGAACCGTAATGGTCACTGGTTTGGTATTCTTGGAGCTCTTCGTTCTTACGCGAAGAAGTCGGACCGTTGTTTTAAAACGGTGGTAAATTGCCTGATGTGTTACTCAGGCTTTGTACCATCCAATCCGACCAAGGAACATTTGGATAAGTTCCGTAGCTCCGTGGGTGCTTCTCCTGTTTTTATTCCTCAGGAGATTCTGCTTAGCTTTGCAGAACACACACTTGAGACAGGACTTACTTGTCCTTCACCAGATCCCGCACGAGATTTCACACCCCTTATTTATTTCCAAGGGGCTCAATCTGTGAAATCCCCGTTTTTACGGGGCTCGTCGGTGAAACAGTCAGAGTTCCTAGAGAAGGAACTTGATCATCTGACTGATGAGAAGACGCAAGATTTTGTCCGTTGGAATTGGGACATCTATCAATACGTTTTCTCAGGACTTAAAAGGAAGGAAGTACTTCCGGGACCTCCCTCATGGGAGTGCCATGGCTCCGACTCAACCCCTTGGGGTGGTCGGGTCATCCCCCTTATGAAAGACGGGGGGTGGAAGGTCCGCTGGATAGCCTCGCCAGCCCGAATCCACCAATTGGCTTTGTTGCCTCTTGGCGACTCTCTTTATAAGTTGCTTAAAGAGATTCCTTGGGATTGTACTTTCGACCAGACTAAAGCTATCCCGTCCATCCAACAACATTTGAAGCAGGGCCGTCGTGCTTTTGCCGTGGATTTATCCTCAGCGACAGATTATTTTCCTCTGTCTCTACAGCGCCAAGTTCTCCTCTCGTTGAATCGAGGAGTTTGGTGGTCCCAACATGTGGACCTTTTCTGTAGTTTAGCACGGGCTCGTTGGTCTTCACCAATTGGTGAGATCTCTTGGACCAAAGGACAACCCATGGGGTTGTATCCATCCTTTGCATCCTTTGCCCTGACTCATGGTATTCTTTTAGACTACCTAAGAACCTCACCAGGACAGCAATTTTTTATCCTGGGAGATGACGTAGTTATCCTTTCTGAAGAGTTACATGAAAGGTACGTTGAGGCTCTTAAGCTGTTGGAATGTCCTCATGAACCGACGAAGACTATCTCGTCGAATCGGTTAACCGAGTTTGCAGGAAAAATAATTCTTCCAGACAAGGTTATTCCGCAGTTTAAATGGCGGAAGGTTTCAGGTGATAATTTCCTGGAACTCATGAGGCACTTTGGACAGAAGTTCTCGACTCAGCTTTCTACTAGAGAGAAAGCCGTCTATGACCAGGTGGCAGGATTACTCCCACCATACGGTTGTGGCCATAGCAGTGGTCCCGCTAAGGGTATCACCTCAGCTGTGGAGAAGACCGATGAGTTCGAGATGGGTCTTGAAACGAAGAAGGAGAGGAAGTTTTATATGAGCTTCCTTGGTTTTCTCACAGACCGTCTTCGGCCTGAGAGGAATAAGAGTCTCTGGTATAAACTCCGACCTGAAAAGGTCGCCAGAGATTCCGAAGCCTTCGACGAGAAGGCCGCTAGAGCTACATTCGATACCCCTTTTTGGGGTTTTAAAGGAGATTTAACTCCTTGTTCGGATGTTTTGGGATTAACCGATTTTGTCGGACTCCCTGCTCTGGTCCCTTCTAAAGAGACCTCTAGGGAAAGCCTTCTCGAATGGTATGAGAAGGTTTTGAAGAAAACAGGCAACACTAC